GACCATCGTGAACGACGGCACAAACTTCCTGGGCAACTGTGCTAAAGACTACTCATAGGGGTAACTGATGCCTCTGGGAATCGCTAGACACATAATAACAGAATACACGGCGTCAGCGTGGTCACCTGCGACAGACATCACTGCCGCAATTTGGATTGACCCATCAGACACATCAAGTTATAGCGTCAGTGGATCAAATGTGACCGCAGTCACAGACAAGGGAAATGCAGGTGCCACATTCACAGTAGGCGGTACTCCCAATACCAGTACCACACTGAATTCACTCAAGACTTTCACGTTTGACTCGGGTAACAACGAAGACTTGACAACCGACGAGGTCCTCCAGGCCGCCAGTGGTAACCACTGGGCAATAGGAGTGTGGCAATGGAACTCAGTGAATGACACCAAGGACAGTTTCTGGAGCACAGAGAACAACACAGTGAATGCTGTCACGAACAAGAGGGACTATGCGGTCAGTGCCGGTGACAACAGTAACTTCGATGGCGAGTTGGATCTGGATAGTTTGACTGGCAACAGGATCTCAACAACCATAGGCGATAAAGAGCCTTTTGATGCCGCAACATTTGGTAGTGCTAATACATGGCGTATACTGGGTGTGTTCTTCAACAAAGCCGGCAACCAAATTGGAGCAAGGGTCAATGGTGCCAACGCATTCACTCCTGTGAACGACTATGACAACTCGCTGACACCCAATCTGGACCTACGTATAATGCGTAACAGGACCAGCGTAAGAATGAGCGGTAAGATGGCAGAGTTTTTCTCTGTTGCAGACGTTCCTGGCACAGGCGGCACTGACATATCTACGTTCGAAAAGGCAGAAGGTTATCTTGCTCACAAGTGGGGTTTGACAAGTGGTTTACCTGTCAGTCACCCTTACAAGAGCAGTGCTCCGTAACGATAAATACCATTAAATTATGGCACAGAGTATAATAAACATAGGGGCAATAGCGGACGACGGCACGGGCGATACTATCAGAGGTGCGGGTATCAAGATCAACGCAAACATGGCCGAGTTGTATGCCACAGGATCAGGCTCATCACAACTGACTTTCATACATAACAACATCAGTGCCACAGAATCAAATTCAGATATAGTGCTTGGCGGAAATGGCACTGGTGCTGTGAGATTTGGTGATCTAACCATAGACAACACCATCAATATTTCAGACAACGACATCAAAGTGAACACCTCAAACGCCGACCTAGTATTATCCCCAGCAGGAACAGGTAAAGTGCAGACTTCCGTTGCAGACATCAACGGAGGTGACATAGATGGCACAGTCATAGGAGCATCGTCTCCCGCGGCTGGAACTTTCTCCACAGTGAGTTTTGGCAATGCAGGACTGACAGTGGATGGTGTGCATTTACAGGGGGCGGCCGTATCTGCCAACGCTTCGAACAGCAACCTGGAACTTGCGGCCAACGGTTCAGGTTATGTGAACATCAATGGTATAAATTTCGTCAATGCGGACGGATCCGCGGGACAGGTATTGAGGACCAACGGAAGTGGACAACTTTCTTGGTTCACCTCTCCAGAACTCTACAGCGAATCTCTCCTTTCAGACGGAACTGCCACAATCACGGGCAATAGTGCCGCACAAAGCATAGACAGTTTTGCCCTATCTACATACAGGGGTGCCAATTATGTTTTATCTATATCAGACGCAACAGCAAATAGGTTCAGTCTGATACAGGCAAACGTAACACACAACGGCGGTACAGCATACGTCAGTGTTTTTGGCGGAGTCGACAACGGAACCGGCGACGGTTCCACGACATATGATTCTATCGAATTCACCGCTGATGTGAATAGTGGCAATGTTAGGTTGTTAGGAAAAGTAAATAACACTAACAGTCAGGTTATAAAATTTGTAAGGAGAGCATTGAAAGTATAATGGCACAGATTACATTAAACGTAGGATCAAACGCTAATGACGGTACAGGTGATACACTGAGATCGGCTATGCAGAGTGTGAACACTATGTTCACAGAACTGTACAACTCACCTTTGTTCTCTGGCAACATCACAGTAGATGGAAACAACATCACTGCCAATCGAAGCAATGACGACCTTGTGTTGAGACCGAGCGGCACTGGTTCTGTTACAGCACCAAAGGTTATAGTTGACAACAATATCACGATAGTGGACAACAACATCACAACATCAGTATCAAACTCTGATCTTGTGCTTTCAGCATCTGGAACAGGCAAAGTCAAAATTGACAGTGCGGACATCAATGGTGGAAACATAGACGGAACAGTGATAGGTGCCAACTCGGCGGCGGCCGGCACGTTCACCACATTGACTATCAATGACTCTTTGACTGTTGATACCGTCACAATAGCAGACAACATTATCAAGACCAACGAATCCAACGCTAATTTAGAACTACTTGGAAACGGAACGGGATCTGTAACTGTTAGCGGACTGAAGTTCCCAACATCAGACGGAAGTTCAGGACAGTTCCTAAGCACTGATGGAAGTGGTAATCTAACATTTGCCACAGCGGGATCCAGTTTGAGTCACTCTGACATTAATGATAATTCAACCACTATATCATCTTCGGCAACAAGTGTGGTAGACAGTTGGTCATCTGCAACGTACAGGAGTGCAAAATATTACATCTCGATAGCAGACGCTGTGAATAATAGATTTGAGATGGTAGAGGCAAACCTAGTACACGGCCCAAGTGCGGACAGCACCATAGAAGCATATGTCATTTCTTTTGGAAACACTGGATCATATTCAGACCCACTATGCACATTCACAGCAGACGTCAACGATGGTAATGTTAGGTTGTTGGCAACAAATATTTCAGACAACTCAACTGTGTTCAAATTCCAAAGAGTGCTGATAGACCTATAATAATTACATTAGGTTTATAGAATTTACAATAAATACCCATAACAAAAAGGATTAATATAAAGTATGGCTAGACAAGTAATCAACATAGGTTCAAGTGCAAATGACGGAACAGGTGATCCGTTAAGAACAGCGTTTGACAAAATAAACGACAACTTCGTAGAATTATACGGTGGTGATAACGACATCAACACTCTTGATGCAAACCTAAACACCAACAACTTTGCAATAACCACAGGCGTTACGAACGGTGACATCACAATAACACCAAACGGCACAGGAAGCATCAAACTTGGTGCAATGAAGTTTGTTGGCACTACAATGAGTTCGGATGACTCAACACAGATTACTATTGCGGAAAACATACAAACAACAGGAACAATGAATGTGGCAGGAGCGGCCACTTTAAGCACATCACTTGCATTGTCATCAGGTGCCACAGTCACTGCGATCTTAGACGAAGATGGAATGGGCACAAATTCTGCAACTGCATTGGCCACTCAACAGTCAATCAAGGCTTACGTAGATGCACAAGTGACTGCATCGGATTTAGATTTTGCTTGTGACGATTCAACAACTTTATCTATTGACTTGGATTCGGAGAGTTTACAATTTTCAGGCGGAACAGGCATAACCACAGCGGGTACAGGCAACACTGTGACCATAGCGATAGACGGAACTGTTGCGACACTGACAGGTTCACAGACTTTAACAAATAAAATTCTGACGTCACCAACAATAAACGGTGCTACCATGACAGGCAATGTAACCGTTGACAACTTAATTTTCAATGACACAGACATAAGCACGGCATCAAATGGAAATCTTACGTTGAATCCGGGTGGTTCTGGAACAATTCAATTACACGCGGCAACAGCCGTTACAGGAACTGCTTCAGTTTCAGGAACATTGACAACTGCCGATATCACAACAACTGGTAACACAACAGTGAGTGGAAACTCAACAGTGGCAGGCACGTTATCTGTACAAGGAACGATCAACGCTGACACAATTATTTCAAATTCTAATGGTGACATAACAATTGATCCAGCAGGAACAGGTGCCATTGTGTTGACTGGTCCAATTACAGCAACTGGTACTCAGACAACAACTGGACAATTGAACGTTGACAATTTGAGATTAGACGGAAACGTGTTGTCTGCAACCACAGGCGGTATTACTTTGACACCGGCAAACGATCAGAACGTAGCGATAAGTGGAACAAACGTAAAACTTACTGCCGGAGAAGCCAACTTCACATTGATGGAAGCAACAACTGTAAGGACAGACACTCTATCAACAGACACTTCAAATTCTGACCTAACAATAGGTACACAGGGTACTGGAAAAATTGTACTAGATGTAGACACAATGAGAAGAACAGGTGATTTAGAACTTGATGTATCAGGCAGTATCTATCTTGATGCTGACAGTGGTACTATATTCATACAAGACGGAACTGCTGGAACTTTTGGACAGTTAATAAGAGCAGGATCAAATGATTTAACAATCGCATCAGGCAGTACACAGGCATTGATATTCAGTGGAGCCAATGCGGCATTCCAAGGTAACTTGTCGGCGTCAGGTGCACAGGTAAGTTTCGCTAATCTTCCAACTTCTGATCCAGGAGTTGCAGGTAGATTATGGAGAGACGGTACAACTGTCAAAATAAGCGTATAATAGACTATACAAAATATCCTTAACAGGGACAAATGAGGAAACGTTACAACGACCGTAATAGGCATAAGACTGCTCATTCCGAGATTAAACGCTTGGAGGAGGCCATACGACGTGCTACTGACAAGATCGAACGTGAGAATCTCAGACAACATCTCGAACACTGGATCCGTACGCAGAAAAATACTAGGTAATCGCCAATAAATACCATTGTAAGGAGTATTTTAATGGCAACACCAGTGTGGACAACCACAGCAGGTAAAATTGCAACTATTGATGAACAAGTAGCGTATTCTCTCCAATTGGAGGCGAATACAAGCGATTCAACGGCCATAACTTACTCCGTGATAGCAGGTAGCCTACCCGCAGGAATGCAGGTGACTTCCACAGGCTTACTGACAGGTACTCCGGCTGAGGTTGCCAAAAGAACTCTTTACACCTTCGTCGTGCGAGCCACGGCCGGTACCGCTATCACAGACAGGACTTTTTCATTAGACGTTCAAGGTGCGGACACTCCAACTTTCACGACTGCTTCCGGACAACTGCTACTTGACGATTCTACCAGAGTAGGTTTGTACTGGGCCATCGACGGTTCGAGTATATCTTTCCAGATGCAGGCCACCGATCCCGACACACGTGCAGGACAAAGCCTCGTGTATGAAATAGTGCAAGGATCACTTCCGCCAGGCGTTACCATGAGTAAATCAGGATTGATATCTGGAATAGTAGAACTAACAGAAGACCAAAGGTTCGGAATACGTGGAGGTTATGATGGTTCTGGTGTTGACGACAGATTCAACGGCATATACGACAGGACAGTTACCACTAAAAGTATTAGTAAAAACTTTGACTTCGTAGTAAGGGTAAGTGACGGTACCAGTTTTGTTGAACAAAACAACAATATATTTGTGTATTCTGCGGACTTCTGGAGAGTATCAAACACTGCAATCACAATAGATGCAACAGAGATACAAGATTCACCTCTTACAATGGACCTCAGTGCAAACAGGCGACCTGTGTTCAGGACAGGTTCCGACCTAGGTACTTTCAGACATGACAACGCAGTTGTTATTAAAATTGACGTTGATGACTTTGATCCTTTGCAGGCAGACCTAGAGTACTCCATACAATCAGGATCATTGCCAACAGGTCTTTCTATAGATTTAACATCCGGTGAAATATATGGCACACTTGCCAGACAGTCAGCGGTGGAAGTTGATTACAATTTTACCGTGAGGGCGAACAGAGTTGTCACAAGCGGTGTCAATGTGTTCACTGATCAGGCTTTCACAATGAAAGTCATTGGAGAAATTGATATCGGAATTGCTTTCACTACTCCAACTGTGATTGGAACCTTGAAGGCGGACATACCTAGCATACTTTCAATTGAAGCAGTGGCCGAACAGGAAAACAGCGTCTTCACTTACTCATTGACATCTGGATCATTGCCAACAGGCATCACCCTATCAGCGGAAGGAAATTTAATTGGCACAATAGACCCAAGTGATTTCACAGACAGCACTCGGGCATATACATTTACAGTTTCGGTGAGCAACCAGTACCAGACGGCGGCAACATCTAAAGAGTTCACTGTTAACCTTGACATTCCTTACACGCAAGTTGAATATGGAAGTATGACAGGACACGCTACTTCGTTCATTGATCAGAATATATTTTACAACATAGCACAAGACGTTGACATTAATTCTCCAGAGAACATCTACAGACCAGAGGACAGCAATTTTGGTATGAAGATTAAACCAGATATGTTGATGTTGTCAGGACTAGAAGCACAGACGCTTACTGAATTCCAAAATCAGATGGAGCAAAATCATTCTCCAAAAAAATTGTACTTTGGTGACCTCAAAACAGCAGTTGCCAAAGAAGGAACAAATACAAAATACGAAGTTGTATATTTAGAAGTCAAAGATAACCTTGTCAACAACTCCGGCCAGGCAGTCAGCAGTGCAATAAACCTGCGTAACAATATCGCAAAACCTATCTTAGGTCCTAGAGCGTCAAGTATGAATGCTACAGCAGATTACGTTGACTACGAGATCACAACCGACGGTGGACTTTCATTCAGCACCTCAGGTTCCAAAGTGAGATATGCGAATCAATTGAGTGCTGACCTTGGATTCATCGAGACTGTGTATCCAAATGCTGTGGCAAATATGAGATCAAGAATGAAAAGTCTTGGACACAAAGAATGGGACTACCTACCTCTTTGGATGAAAACAACACAGAGCGGCGATCTGGCTCCATTAGGATATGTCATGGCAGTGCCTGTCTGTTATTGTAAAGTTGGTAAGTCTGCGTTAGTCAAAAAGAGAATAGAGGATAAAAATTTAGAATTCAAAAACATATCTTTCACCATAGATAGATACATTGTCTCAAAATCAAAAGTTGCAACAGAAACATTTACAGCAGACGGAACTTCCAAAAGTTTTGTTGTTCCTGAGTTACTACACGAAGAGGATCTGTTGATAAAAGAAGGCACGCAAACAGTATTCGTAGGTCAAGGTGTCACAGCGGACAACAACATTAAGCCAACTTATCTCACAGCAGATGGCACTTTGCGTTCAGCGGATCACGAGTTTGGTATAAGCCTGTCTCATAACACAACTACCAAACAAACCACTATCACTTTTACCAAAGAAACACCACAGGCTGGCACAATTATAAAGGTGGAGAGAGCGAACGATAAATATCTTAAATTTAGGGACAAAGGAATTTAATAAATGGCAAGTAACATAGTACCAGGAAACATAGATGGAGCATATCCTAAAGCAGGACAGGACAACAGTTCCCAAGGTTTCAGAGACAACTTCAGTGCAATCAAAGATAATTTTACCGAAGCAAAAAATGATATAGAAGCACTGCAAACAAATAAAGCAAGTCTTAATGCATCAAGTGATTTTGCTAACAATGAAGTCACTAGGGCAGTGTTCAAAAATACATCCGATCAGGTTTATGCACATGGAAGTGTTGGCGGTGGTGCTATAACATTAAACTTTGCAAATGGTCATTATCAGACAGCGACTATCACTGCAAACACAACATTTAGTTTTGTAAATTTCCCAAGCACAAACGTAGGCAGAATGACTTTAGATTTGACTGTGCAACCGACTTCAACAGGTGTGCTTACTTTCCCTAGCGCCGTTATCAAGTCAAGTAACGTAGGCGGTAGTGACGGAACATCGGATACAGTCACAGCAGGTCTTGGTAGAGTGTTGTATGAATTCGTTTCACCAGATGCTGGAACTACCATACTAATGCACGAACTGGGAAGACAGTACACGTAATAATATTTGAGGAGGACCATGTACTTCCATCCATTACAAGAAGAAATAGGAAACCTATCCGACGAGGAAATTTCTAAAAGAATAAAAGATCTTTCTCGTAAAGTAAACTCCGCAAGGAGATTTGGACGTAATCCAGATATGTTGGCTCAACTTCAACACGCTCTCGCAACATACAGAAACGCCATCAGAGAAAGACGTATAGAAGAGTGGCACAAGAATAACAAGAAGTTAAGGAACGAGCCAGATATCGGAGACCTGATAAACATCGACTAGTAAATAGTTTTGATGTCAAACACATTCACCTGGAACACAAAGTTCAAGTCAATAATAATAGTAGACGGAGAGTTATTCTCCAACGAGTACAAACTTAAAATATCACTGACTCCACACACCGCCAATCTAAAAGAGCAGACGGAATACTTTGAAAGGTTAAAAAATCTTTTCGAACAGGTGTTCGCCAACACCATCACTACATGGCGTGATGAACCTTTATACCTTACCTTGAAAAAACAGACAACAAACAGATTCATTGAATTACCAAAGCCTCCCTATGATCAAATAATGGCCGCGGTTTGTTATTGTAAGGCCAACAGCATTCTTGATAGCAAGATAATCATAAATCACATAGAACTATCATCGTGGCAGGGCGATGGTATTACCTACACGGTTGACAAAAACAGCAAAGAACTTATACTGTTAGATAGACCCGATTGGTTTTCTAAAAAATTCAGTAAATTTGATCCATGGTGGTTGAGGGCAGACACGGCAACATATGATCAGGAATTGGACAAAGGCATTTACACAGGACACTTCAGTTGGAACAATCACGAGATTCCAGTTGACACCAAGCACGAGTACCATGCTAAAATATTTGAGTTTCAACCAAAGGTACTAGATGGCGGAAAAAACAAAGATAAATGAACACGGTGATGTGATATTCTCTGAAGAGGATGCCATTGAATTGCTTTACACAGATCCAGATTTCAACATATCAAAACTTTATTTCAACGACATAGAAAAATATTCTCACAGTCTCAAAGAGTTAGGCATAGACTTGCCGGTGATCAACACTGCACCCAAGAGAGAAAAGCCTTCGTTGTTTGACAAGGCAAACTGTGAAAAATGGCATATGCCTGAGAAGTATTACCAAATCAATGTCCTACAATGGTTGCTGGATAAGTGTCAGAACGACGAAGAAAAGATGAGAGTACAAATGGAGTATGATCTATTCGAGAAAAAGGATTTCATACGTGTGCTACAGTTTCTTATATACTTCATAGACACACTGAGAGCCAACAACATAGTTTGGGGTGTGGGAAGAGGATCAAGCGTGGCTAGTTTCTGCTTGTTTCTGATAGGAGTACACAAGATCAATCCATTGCTGTACAATTTGGATATCACCGAATTTCTGAGATGATAAGTAATCAATATAGGAGCATATTATTATGGTAGCAAGAGCACCGAGAAAAAGAATGTACAGGACTATGCAAGGACGTATGGTGGACATAGAAAAATTAAGAGCGGCCAATGAATCAGTACAAGCCGTTGGTAATATGAATGTGAACGCCAGAGGTGATGTAATAGGTCCAGGAGGATCGATAGTAACACCAAAGGAAACTGTAATCAAGAAATATTACGAACAACCCAAAGGTATGGTAAGCGACACTCCGATCAGGAATAAGCCAGCACCTACACCAGAACCTGCGAAACCCACTGTGCAGAAGATGACGCCTATAGCGGCCAAACCAGCACCAAAGAAAGTGGCACCACAACCCAAAAAAGTTGAAGTGGCACCTACACCAAAGGCTGAACCGGCACCGACTAAATCAGTTGAAACATTCAAACCAAAAACAAATACTACAACTGAGAAAAAAGGCATAGACGCCGCACTTGACGGACTGGAATAAATCTGTTAAAATAATCCTATAATGGGACAGATAGAAAATTTACAATCAAAGGGTTTTGGTTCACACGGCGGTAAGCAGTACGAGGTAGATTACGATATCAAGCCGTTGAAACATAGAGTGTTGGTATCCAATATGCATTTTGGCGAGACAAAGACCAAAGGCGGTATTATCCTTACAGACGATGATGGAACACAAAGTGGTATACATCCTAGATGGGGTAAGGTTTACGCTGTTGGTGACAAACAAGAAGATGTCAAAGTTGGACAATGGTTATTGGTTGCTCACGGAAGATGGTCAAGAGCACTGAAAGTTAAAAAAGATGGTGCGGATCTAGAAGTGAGAATGATAGACGAAAATGACATACTCCTGGTGTCCGACGACGAACCTGAGCAAAACAGACATCAAGCAGGATACATCAACACCGGCGGTATGCAACAGATGACATCTCTGCCGGGCAATGACTAAACTACACACCTGTTACGTCTGCAACAAGCAGTTCTTCAATGCAATATACTGGTATGACAGTTTGTATGACACAAAGTACGATAAGCGAATAATCAGACCATTCTGTGGTCCCCCTTGTGCAAACAAATACAGAGAGATGTCGGACGTGAATGACTACCCACTGAGAAAGCCACTACCACACGGCGAGGAATGGAGAGTGATACAAGATATAGACAACTTAGAATATGAAACAGATTAAATTAAAGAAAGCACACGTGCCTATAGATAAACTTGTCACGATGGCAGAGTTGGGTCTGGGAGCAGTGCGTCCTCTAAACAAAGAAAAAAGAGGTTGGATAAACAAACTTAAAAAACAGTCAGAACCATTCAATCCAATACTTGTTACACCAATAAAAGATTCAGGATATTACCTGCTCACAGATGGGTGGCACAGGGTACAGGCCGCCAAGGCAATGAAAGAAAAAGATATAGAAGCATTGATGTTACCTGCAGATGTTGGTTTGAGTATGGCAAAGGCAAACAAAATACTTCGAGACATAGATAGAGATTACGGTTTCAAACTCAAATGCAGTGATATAATAGGCCAGTGGGCCTTCTTTGCTGATTGACAATAAGCAAATATCTGTTACAATATTAGTATGGTACAACGTTTCGGTTTCTGTTGCAAATGGCTAAACAGCGAGAAAGAATTTGGCGGTATGAAAGTCAACGCCAAGGACAGAGATCTCAATGGTAGATCAACCACAATGCGTTGGCTACGTGAACACCCAGAAGATGCTGTGCAAAGACAGTGGGACATTATGAACCACAACGCCACGGCGGCACGTAAACTTGTGCAACGTGTTGGATCACTGCCACCAGAGCGTAGGATGGTGCGTCTCGGTAGTGAGATGTTGCAAGGCTACACAGAGAAGGACTGGAAGTCTTGGTGGCAACAACCACACATACAGGATCATTGTGAAAGACTGTTCGCACCTGTGGGTGAGATGGCAAGAAGGCTAGATGTAAAAGTAAGTTTCCATCCAGGACAATTCTGTGTGCTTTCTAGTGCCACTCCTGACATTGTTGAACGTAGCATAGAAGAATTTGAGTACCACGCGGATATGGCACGTTGGATGGGTTTCGGCAAAACATTCCAGGATGGTTGCAAGATAAACGTACACATCTCAGGCAAACAAGGGCCAGATGGCATACGAAAAGCATTACCTAGATTGTCGCAAGAAGCAAGGAACCTGATCACTATCGAGAATGACGAGATGGGTTGGGGACTGGATGCCAGTCTAGAACTGGAAAAGGATCTCGCACTTGTGATGGACATACATCACCACTGGATCAGAGACGAGGAGTACATTGACGCAAACGATGACAGGGTCAAACGGGTGATCGACAGTTGGCGTGGCCAGAGACCAAGTATGCACTATTCATATTCCAGGGACGAACACCTAGCGGTTGCAAATCTTGGCGACAAGACACACACAGAAATGCACAACATCAAGGATCTACTTGAACGTGGCTGTAAGAAACAAAAACTTAGAGCACACTCTGACCTATTACCAAACAGGAAAGTAAATGATTGGGCACTGTCGTTCTCGGAAAACTTCGACATACAGGTAGAGGCCAAAGGTAAAAACATGGCCACCGAACAATTATATAGACAATATCTAGAAAATTCTGTATAATCTAAAGCACTAACAGGAGAATATATGAAAATACTTTGCGTATTATACGACGACCCTAAAGGCGGAATGCCTGAGAGTTATCCACTTACGGATCTCCCTAAGTTAGAGAAGTATCCAGATGGCATGACGCTACCATCACCAAAAGGAAGAGATTTCAATCCAGGTGATTTGTTAGGTTGTGTGTCGGGTGAACTAGGACTTAGAAAGTTCTTAGAAGACGCAGGACATGAATTAGTTGTGACTTCTAGCAAAGATGGTGACGACTGCGAAGCCGATAAACACATTGTTGACGCCGACGTGGTTATATCACAACCTTTCTTTCCTTACTACCTAACAAGGGAAAAAATAGAAAAAGCAAAGAACCTTAAAATGGCTATCACGGCAGGTATCGGATCTGATCACGTAGACTTACAA